TTGCCTCACCTACATTTACTGGTACAGTAATTCTTCCAAATTCAACTATTACAGAAGCAATGATTGCAGCAAATGCAATTACAAATGATAAAATTAGCGCATCAGCCGCAATTGATCAATCTAAAATTTCAGGTCTGGTTAGTGACCTGAATCTAAAGGCTCCAAAAGCTTCTCCAACATTTACTGGAACGGTAACAGTTCCAACTCCAGTAAATCCAACAGATGCCGTTAATAAGGCATATGTCGATGCGGGAGCTCAAGACTCGAAAACAAGAACTTCTACCTTGGAGATGAGATCTTGGCTAAAAAGGCCCTTGGAGTATTTATAGACTATATTCTAGAAAAGTTGCTAGAATGTCCAAATGTAGAATATTCAAAGTGCTCTACTTGGTGGAAACATGATGATTGTAATAAATTGATGGAAATGTTATTCGAATTGACTGGAAATATTAAATATAAGGCAGTATATGCTGATAGGTTACTATCTGAGCCTGCTGATGATAAGCAATTGAACCTATGGGATTAAATTAGGTTCTTCTTCTCCCGCCGCACTTTCACTTTCTGAATTAGCCCAAATGGATCAAGTATTCTCATAATTATTTTTTCAACTTTATCCTGAATACGCATCTCTGTAGACTCTTCAAGATAATGTTTAGTTCTGAAGTATGGGTTATTCATCTGCTTTGAAAAATGATGTGGACTCATGTATTAATTATACACCCAAACCTTTCTTTTTTCGCCGCACTTTTTTCGCACTATATGCTTAATAAAACACAAAACCCAACCAGAGGCGGATCCGATTGGGTTTATGTAGTATATTACTATACATTATACTGGGAACATTTCTGCTCTACCAGCACTTCTTAATTGTAAAATAATAATTTTACAATGTCAATAGTTTAGGCATCAAAATTGATGACGCCCTTAGAGGCCAATATATCATAAAGTCCACCGCACATATATTCTAGCTGTGGTCTCATTTCTTCGATATATTTCTCTAAATCAGCGAGTTTAGTACCTTCTTGATTCACAGCCGCCAAACGATTATCGTTATTAATCTTTTCGACCATAAGCAAGACTACTTGTTCTTTTGTCATTTATTTTCCTCTTCATTGTTAGGGACGTAAGAAGGGACTGGTCCCAATAAGTAACCCTTCTCATGATATTCTACCATTTTTTCTACGTCTTGGCTACCAGCAACCTCTTTTGCAATAAGGGTAAGCATGTCATATATTCTGTGCAGCATAATATAATTTACTAGTGGCAAATTATCTTCTATGCTATTCGTCTGTTGATTCTGGTCTTCCTGCATCTAACCAAAATACCTCTCTACCCATTGCATCTGTAACATACATTGCAGATCCTTCATATTCTATTTTTTCAGGCTCACACATCTTGAAACCATTTCTTAATTATAGGGCTTTCAGTTGTTTCTAAATACTCTATCATGCTTTCAGGGTTATTATCTGTATAAATATTTTTAACCTCATGGTCCCATCTAGCAGACTGGTTTGAGTATATTAACCAGTCCTGACTTTTGTCTGGATAAAATATAATTTGTTGTGTTCCTTTATCTGCATACATAGCATTTAAAAAGTTACTTCCAACTATTCCAACAATACACTCAGCTTCAGTAACAGATTTAATCTGATCCATCATATTAATGTCTTCATTATAAAAAATTTCAAATCCTTTAGATTCCATATAGTCATTTAATTTATCTGTATTTGAAATTGCTCTATCGCTATAGAGTTTAGTGTTTCTAGCTATGAATATTTTTTTTCCAGGAATGGTTCTACTTATAAGACCGCTTTTGGCAAAATTTCTTTTTAAAATCTCAAAAGAATCTGAGTACAGAAGTAAAGTAGGTTGTCCAAATGTAATGATTTGATAAGATAGCTTAAAAGCTAAGCTTTCGTGTCTTGTAGGAAAGACTCTTTTTACTCCAGATAGCCCAGTATTGTTTGACCAATGAATGTAGTTAGTTGTATATGTCTCACTGTCGTTAGCAGGCTCAAATCCCATGTCGGTATAATAAAATACATAAGCTGAGTCTGCAGATATTACTTTATTAAATTTAGAGTCTGTACACTCATAATCAATTTCATAAAAATTTAAAAAATCAAGCCAATATCTCAAAGGTTCAGTGTTTATGTCTTTTGCCTGTTGAGCAGTCATTAAAAACGTTTTATATATTTTATCTTCAGTAATCATGCTTTCTCTGGCATTAAAAACAACTTTAAATTTTTCATTATTTTCTTTTAGCGTAAGAATTATTGGCATAATTTCAAGCATGTCGTGAAAATATTTTTTTGTAATTGGTATTGTAAGTATAGCTCCATCGTAATGTTCTTCTTGCTTATTATTAAATTCACCAATCATAGGAATCATTATTCCATTAAACTGATGTCTATAATTTATTACAGGATTTTTTACTTTTACATAAAACCCAAATTCTCCGTAAGGCTTAACATCCTCAACTTGCTCTAAAGATCTTATTTCTTCGAAAAAGGCTTCTCTTACTTCTGGATGAGTTATTGTTATTCCTTTAATTGGACCAGCAGCCACTACAACCCCTTTATCTGTTTGCAGAGCTTATCATAAAAATCTAAGCCTATATTTTTTTTATAAGAACATGATAAGCAGTATAAGTATATATTACCATTTAAGTCTTCATTAGACATAAGAAGGCCCTGATCCAGAGGACAATCGAGTCTTGGAACAAGGCCTTCTCTTGATAAGGCTATATATTTAGATACGTATTGTATCTGCATCTGACCTACTTCTTGTTATCAGTCGGGAATTGCAATAGCCATTCCTGTGCTTTTGGGGTCATACCCTTCCAAGCTGACCAATCAATACCGCCATTGGTCATGTAGTACGTTATCTCTGCGTTTGTTACTGGGTCGAATAACTCTTTGTTACTCTTTAGGTCGAATTTCTCAAGTCTTTCAGGACCTAAGTCTCCGATCATATTTATCTGGAATATTCCGTAGGAATTGTCTCCAGTTTTCTTATTCCCGTTATATGCAAGCGGTCTTCCATTAGATTCACGCTTTGCTATTGACCAGGCTTTCTTAAGGCCTGCCCCTTCGAATCCTACAGTCTTAAGTAGCGTTAGCAACTCTTGATCTGTAAGCATCTCAGATGGCTTGTAAATCTCTTTACTAAAACTATCTAAGACTTCTTGCTTTAATTGGGCTTCAGTTTTCACTAAAGGTTTTACTTCTAAGGCATTTGCAGGCTGGACTGGAAACAAAAATAATGTTATCATTACTATTGTTACCAGGTTATGAGCCAAATCACTTACCTGTTGTTTTATTTTCTCCATTGGCATTTCCTCCTTTAGAGATAACGAACTATAATAGTAGCATTGATTGGATAAGCCTGTCAACCCAGTTAACTAAAAAAAATATATGCAAATATCATTCTCTACGCCTAAAATTAACTTAACTCAAAATACTGGTTATGGCTATGCTAGCTGGAATATTATACAATCTTTGCAAAAATTAGGGCATCAAACACCATTTCAAGATTACCGTGCCCCAGTACAATTAAATTTTGCACAGCCATTTCAACATAAACTTCATAAAAATCAATATCAAATTAGTTATACACCTTGGGAATCTACAGTAGTTCCAAAAACATGGTTTCCAATGGTAAATTATTGTGATGAAGTCTGGGCTACATCAGATTGGTGTGCAAATGTTTTTGAAGATAATGGAATGAAAAATGTAAAAGTTTATCCTCACGGAATTAGCCCAGTATGGAAACCTAAAAAAAGACAAGAATCTGATGTTATTAAATTTTTGCATGTTGGTGAACCAGCCCCTAGAAAAGCGGGTCAAATGGCCGTAGAAGCTTTTGTATCCCTATTTGGCAACAATCCAAAGTATAGCTTAACCATAAAAGCATACAGAGAAAACACAACAAGAGTTTATAATAATTTTATAGATAAAGAAATAATTGGTGTTCCAGACAAAATGTATAATAATATAAATCTTATTACTGAAGACATGTCTGAAGAAGAGCTAGTTAAGTTATATCATGACCATGATGTTTTAATTTATCCTAGCTATGGAGAAGGTTTTGGATTTATACCGCTCCAAGCTTTGGCTACTGGCATGCCAACAATTTGTACAGGTGGTTGGGCACATTACTTTAACTTCCTTGGACCTCTTGTTTTAAAATCAACTTTACAAGATTCAAAGTTTTTAAATCTTCCTGGTAAAGTGTATGAACCAAACTATCAACATTTACTTGAGCTTATGAGAGATGTTTCTCAAAACTTTAAAGCATATTCTGGTTATTATTATAAACAAGCCAATGAAATACATAATGAATATGATTGGATTCAGTTGACTAAGAACAGTTTTGATCCAATTTTTAAAAAATTTAAATAAACCCTTCCCCTTTGAATTAAAGTTTGGTAGAATTGAGCTTCAACTAAAAATCATACAACCGCAAGGCGGAGAAAAGGTGTTATTTAAAAATGTCAAGAACTATTGCTAACCCATACGAAAATTTTATTGCTTTATCTAGATATGCAAGATGGATTCCAGAAGAGAATCGTCGTGAAACATGGGGAGAAACAGTAGATAGATATTTTAACTTTATGTTAGATCATCTAAAGGTAAACAATAACTATGTTCCATCAGAAAGCCTAGTCACAGAATTAAAAGATGCTGTATTTAATCGTAACGTAATGCCTTCTATGAGATCTGTAATGACTGCAGGTGCCGCATTAGATAGAGACAATGTTGCAGGATATAACTGCTCGTTTGTTCCAGTAGATTCACCACGCTCATTTGATGAAACTATGTATATCCTTATGTGTGGAACAGGTGTTGGGTTTTCTGTAGAATACAAGTATGTTAACAAACTTCCTTCCGTCCCAGAGACGTTTGAAAAAACAACAACAGTAATTGTTGTAGAAGATTCAAAACAAGGTTGGGCCAAAGCATATCGTGAGCTGCTAGCTCTTTTGTGGACAGGACAAGTTCCAGCAATTGATGTTTCTAAAGTTAGACCAGCAGGTGCTCGCCTTAAGACTATGGGAGGAAGATCATCTGGTCCACAGCCACTTATAAACCTATTTGATTTTACTATTGCAAAATTTAAGAATGCGGCAGGCCGTCAACTTAAGCCAATTGAAGCACATGACATTATGTGTAAGATTGGAGAAGTTGTAGTAGTTGGCGGAGTAAGACGCTCAGCAATGATTTCTCTTTCTAATATTAATGATATTGAAATGGCTGCAGCCAAATCAGGTAATTGGTGGGAGAACAATACTCAACGTGCACTTTCAAATAACTCTGTTGCATATTCACGCAAACCAGAGATGGAGCAGTTTATAGCAGAATGGAAGAATCTTTATGATTCAAAGTCAGGAGAACGAGGTATATACAATGTGGCCGCAGCTCAAGCCCAAGCAGCCAAGTATGGAAGAAGAGATCCAGATATTCACTATGGAACTAACCCATGCTCAGAGATTATCCTACGTCCTTACCAGTTTTGTAATCTTTCAGAAGTCGTACTACGTGAAAAAGATACAAATGAAGATGTCGCAAATAAAGTACGCCTTGCAACAATTCTTGGTACATGGCAATCAACACTAACAGATTTTAAATACCTTCGTAAAATTTGGAAGGATAATACTGAAGAAGAAAGACTGCTTGGAGTTTCACTAACAGGACAATTCGGACATAAGTTTTTTTCTGGAAAACAGGGTCTTGATAAATTGGAAGATGCATTATCTCGACTTCGTGAGTATGCTCGTGAAATTAATAAAGAAGAGGCTGGGAAAATTGGGATTCCTGAGTCTGCAGCTATTACATGTGTAAAGCCTTCTGGAACAGTTTCCCAATTGGTCGGGGTATCTTCAGGAATGCATCCATGGCATTCCCCATACTATATTAGAACAGTTCGTGGCTCAAAGGGAGATCCAATTTCTGTATTTTTAAAAGAAGTTGGAATTCCAGTAGAAGACGATGTTATGAAGCCAAATGATACATACGTATTTTCATTTCCAGTAAAGGCTCCAGAAGGTGCTATTGTTAGAAACGATTTAACTGCACTAGACCACTTGAATACTTGGTTGGTTTACCAACGTGCATGGTGTGAGCATAAGCCATCTATTACAGTTTCTGTAAAAGAAGAAGAGTGGATGGAGGTAGGTGCATGGGTTTACAAGCATTTTGATGAAGTCTCTGGAATCTCATTCTTGCCACACTCAGATCATTCTTATAAGCAAGCCCCATATCAAGAGGTTACAGAAGAAGAATACTTAGATTTGTTGGCAAAAATGCCTTCAAGTATTCGTTGGGAAGATTTATCATTTTATGAGACAGAAGACGGAACTTCTACAAATGCTACACTTGCATGCTCTTCAGATGGAAATTGCGAACTTGTAGATATTTCTGCTTAGTGGTAAAATAATGATATTGGGGGAA